TTTCTATTTAGGATACAAAGATAATAAAAAAATAAGACCCGTCAAAATAAATTTTGCGGGTCTTTGGAAAGGGATATATGAGACCACTCCGAAGAGTGTGAGTACTATAAATATATCCTAATTAAAAAAATCTCATTTATTGATAGTCTGAGAAGTGTTTTTTCACTCTACCTAAGAGTTCTTCACTAAACTTAATTCCGTGTCTATGTTTAAATTGTTTTAATAATGTTTTGATTGAATCAGTTTTACCTGAATTTTTCAATAAAATATAAGCCCCTAAGTCGGCATCCAACTCATCAGATTCATTTCTCGGACCATCGTGACCTAAAATAATGTGAGAAATTTCGTGAGCTTCAATAAATTTCAAAGACTCACTCCCAAGATTATGAATTAACTGTTCACCATCTATAATAACCAAATCATTACCTGGTACCATAAAACCATAACCATAGTCGTTAAAGTATTCTTTTAAATGTTCATACTGTGGATTTTCTTCAAATACCACGGCAATTTGAATGTTCGGTAAAAATTCGCTATTGTAAGCTAATGGTTCAGTTTCTTCCATTACGATAGTAGTTTATAATATTCTTCAAAATGTTTAATTCTATCCGCTAAACCTATGGTACCACCATTTACTCTTTTAGTTACTGCGGTAACAGTTGCACTATCAGCACCTTTATCACAAATAGACCAAAGTTTATTTGAGTCAAAAAAGAACGCCGCAGACGCCAATGGATATTTGGTCGCAACTAAGTCGGGGTTATTCACAGTGTCTTCACCGATAAACTTAGCAAAGTTAGTGTAATTTTGTTTACCAGTCAACTGAATGTAACCTCTACCTCTATATTTGTATCCGTCACCTGTTTCTTCAGGACCGTTACCCATTCTTCCACCGTAGACCCTGCTTGCGATTTTCTGTGGTTGACGAGCGTATGATTCTGATAAATTACCAGGAAAATATTTTGCAAATATGTTTTTTAAACCTGATGCGGAATAATTAAGGTTCTCACTAACAGCCTTGAATCCACCAGATTCGTGACCACATTGAGCCAAGAAATGAGCCAATCTTAAATTGTTTGTGATATTAAATTTCGCAGCGGTTTCAGGAATTTGACTAATAACTGAATCAGGGATGTGACCTTTTAGTTTATCAAGTTTTAAACCACCAACTGAAGGAGTTGTAATTGTTGGGGTTATTACTTTATCTTCAGTAATAACTGCATTACCGAATAATTTATTCCACATTTCATCCCCAACAATACCATTATCGGTTAACCCGTTTGATTTTTGCCAAGATTTAACCGCAGCTTCTGTTTTTGGACCAAAAGTGCCAATTGACTCAACACCTAATTTAATCTGTAATTTTTTTACATCTTCTCCTTTAGACCCGACTTTTAATAACATAATTATGTTTTTTAACATAAATATGTTTTAACATAGAAATCTATTCTTGCGGTGGAGGTTTAATATTATCACTAACTTGTGATATCCAAATATCAAATAATAATAACACCAAATAAAATTCGATTTCAACAAAGGAATGTTGGTCAGGGAATCTAAATTCTTGAACCAACCAATACATTACATTAAAACCTATGGCGATTCTTAATATTAATAAAAAAATTATTAGTAGTATTTTCATAGTGTAAATATAGACTATTTATTTAGAAAAAGAAAATATTATGAATTTACGTGAACTAATTAGGGAAGAATTGGAAAAACAATTAGATAGAACTTTAATTTTAAAAGAAGATGTTGAGATTTCAGAATCACTACAATATCATATTGAAAATGGTTTATCTTTAACCGATAATGTTTATAGAGTTTATTCAGAAAGTTATTTTGATTTAATTAATGAAGTTAGAGAACTATATAACGAAGGTAAAATTGAACTTAATGAAGAAGACCGATTAATGGTTGAATCTGATTTAGGTAAGAAAGTTAAAATCGGAAAAGAATATATCTATTTGGATGCTCCTTACGTTTATGAAACCGAAACAATGGAAGATATTTTAGCGGAAGCAAAACATCGAGGTAAAAATGTTAAATTGGGAAAACCGTTTAGAACACCAGGTGGTCCGAAAAAGTTTGCAGTATATGTAAAAAGTAAATCAGGCGGAGTGAAAAAAGTTACATTTGGAGACCCAGGATTAAAAGTTAAAAATTCAAATAAAAAGGCTGCTAAATCATTCAGAGCACGTCACAGATGTTCGGAAAAGAAAGATAGAACAACTGCAGGATATTGGAGTTGTAATGTTGGTCGTTATGCGAAACAATTAGGTTTGTCATCTTCAAATTCTTGGTAAGATATATGGATTTCCCATTTAATCAAATAGAAAAAGAAGGAAAATTGATAAGAACATTTAGTCCTGATGTTGAATCTGAAGAACTAAAGTGGCATCAAGATTTAAAAGACCGAAAAGTTACAATTATTGAGAGTGGTGGATGGTCATTTCAAATGGAAAACGAACTGCCAAACAAATTAGAAGATGCCAAACAAATATTCATTCCGAAACTTGCTTGGCATCGTGTATTAAAAGGAGATAAAAAATTAGTCGTTGAAATTGAAGAATTTTAATTATAAAGATATTGGATATTTTAAATATAAATCAACAATACCAGTAATTGCAGATTGTATAAGAGAATATCCTATTACCGAACATATCTTGGATAAAATTAAAAATAATGAATTGTCTTGGGAATTTGAAATTGAACGACAAAAACCAAAATTACAAAATGGAAAATTTATTATTTTAATATAAATTATCTAAATCGAATTTCTTAACAAAGGCTGGAAATGCTTCTTTATATGATTCTTCGCTTTCGTCAGTTATCTTATTTGTAAATTGCCAATTCCAATAAAACGCGTCATTAGGTTTGAACCCATAGAAGAAGTGAACTCTTTTCTGTGTATCAACAACATCAACACCCTTCCAATTTTGTCCACAACAAATAAATCCACTTTGGATGTTTTCTACAATATTTGATTCACCCAAAGTAGCATGTCTGTTTTCAATCCAAGTCAATCTTTCAATTAGTTTTTGGTAAAACATATTTGCCTGACCCCACCTAACAGAAGTAAAAAATATAACTGCATTTGATTCAAACAATTCTTTGGAGATTTTCCAAAGTTCATCATCTTTTTCATTCAAACTCGCCCAACATCTGTGATGTCCTGTAGGATTTTTATCTTTGTCTTTAAGTTTAGACTTCATTAACCCACAAGAGTTTCCATCTTTTCTTGATACGTTACCTTCACACGGTACAATATTTAATTCAGGAACATCTATAAGGACTGACTTATCATTCAAATACTCGTCAATAACCATAGCGAGAATTGTAGATTTAGGGATGTCAATATCATTAGGGTCCCAATTATATCTATTTGAACAGGTCAATAATAAAACCTTATCCAACTTTTGAAGTTCATCTATAGTTTTTTTAAGCTTTTTCAAATTACCTGTAGAAATGTTTTTCTCGGTAACATTATACTTGTCAAATATTTCTTGTAATCTATTGTCCATCTAACATAAATACTTGGTTGTGTCGTTAAGTAATTTGAAAGAATTTAATATCCTCCATCCTCGCCAAATGAAATCCTCTCATTTTCAACTGAAAGTTGAACGTTAATTGATTCTACAGGTTCCATAACTTCTTGTCCGAACATATCAACAACAATACCTCTTGGTTCCATTGGTTCGGGTGGTGCAATTGAAAGAGATTCCTCCCTTTCAATAACAGGTCCTATTGAAAACCTTTTTTCTTTAATACCATAAAACTCACGCTCAATCCACATCAGCTGTTTATTTTTTTCATCTTCAGTTTGAATGTCCCAATTTGGTCGATTTGTGTTTTTGAATTCATTACTAATGATACTCAATATTTCATAAGGTAAATCACTTTCCATAGAATCTATTCTTTGGTCAATCATATTCCAAAACGAAGTTTCTCTTTCATAGTCATTGTCAAGGTTTTTAAACGCCGCAACTTTATTACCTGTTTTTTTGTTAATAACATAGATTAGAATACCTCTTCTTGAATACTTTAAAAAATAGTCAGGATTGTTTTCGTTAGTTGTACACCATTTTGTATTCGCACCATATTTCTTTGATGTCAAGAAAGATAACGGTTTAATAACCAACCATTCGTCATCTTCATGCAGTTTTTTCACCTGTTTTTCCATCTCTTTATCCACCATTTTTAATTCTGCCAAAGAAAGTTGAAGTTCCAAATCAGAAATTGTTTTATATGAGGTTAGGTCTTTTTTTGTAATTAAATTACGTTCATAAAACCCTATGAATTTTTTTATTGTTTTGAACTCCGTAAACCCAATAGTATCGTTTAATAATCTGGTGATTAGTAAGAGTTGAAATAGTGTTTTATCTTCAACCATTTCCTTATCTAACTTGTAATCTTCAGTTAATTCGTGATAAATTGATTTCCTACGACTTTCTTGTGGATTTAATGCGTTCTTCATTAAGTTAATAACCATTTCTGTGTAGATTGGTTTACCAACTAAGTTATTAATTATATCAACATAATTAACTGAAAATGATGGGTTTTGTTTTTTTAATTCTTCAAGACGTGACATATTTCTGTTTTTTTTTAATCATAGTGTTATTTTTTCACATTATCAAATAATATTTGTATCTTTGTATTATGAAAAGTTTAATGGTTACAATCTTACTATTTTTATCTGTTAATGTCAACGCCCAACAGAGCGATGTTATGTATGTACCAAACCAAAATGCCTTGGTTTGTTCATATAACTTTAGACAGATTGGATTATACACTGGTGGTTCCTATATGACCACAATTCCACACGCCTTCATATACACAACCCCAAGAGTTGTTGTAAATCGTCTTGGGTTAACCTATGTTAATAAGAAGAACACCTATAGTATTATGGGTGGAGGATTTCTTAAAAATAATATAACCACCACTGAGATAGTTCCTGACCTATGGCTCAAAATATTCCCAATAAGAATGATGACCAAAGAGAAGAGTTTTATGGATTTTGCAATAGGTTTAAATTATTCTGAAGGTTTTAGATACGGAATTGGGTTGTCAATCCCATTTTCAAGTATTTATAATAGATGAGTTTAATTGATTTCCCAATTGAGAGGATAAATAAGTTTTTAGAACGTCATTCATTTGAAATTGAAAGTCCACTTGGTTATGGATTAAACAAACCAATGACCCTTACCGTTAAATTAAAATTGACGGGTGTTAAACCTATGATATCGGTTGGGGATTGGAAAGATTTTATAGAATATACCATATATTTGGAGGACATTGATTATGAATTTGGACATATGATTTTAAATCAAATGTTTGAGAATCTTAACGCCAATGACTATAAAATATCAAATACAGACACCACATTTTATGTAATAACCTCTCAGTCTAATGTGATTTTACGTAATTTTTTATACCACTTTAGTTTGGATTATCACGTCACTTGTAC